ATACCAGCGAAAACTTCAACGGCGTTGCCCAACAATTCAGTGGTGCGCTTGGAACGATAACAACTGACCAAAAACATACCAGCGATAATGCTTCATCGACGACTTGTACTTCGGGCGCATCTTCAGCGACGGCTGTGGCCGCTGAACTTGTTATTGGAATTGGTATTCATGCTTCGACAGTTTCGGGTTGGACACTTGGCGCAGGTTATACCAATCTAACTACAAGTGATATTGCTGCGCGCTCGACAGCAATGGAAAGCAAAGTTGTTGCGGCAACAGGCGCGCAAACAGCTACATTCACGATTGCCGCGGCCAGGGTAAACCTCGGTGGCGTAATAACTTTTTACGACAATGTCGTTGCAAGCGGCTATCCATTAGTCGTTCGGCCGGCAAACCGCTTTGTTGGTTCGATGGCGCAGCGGCGCGCGTTCCGGCAACCTATCAATATATATAGGAATCTTGGCAGCTTTATAGGCAGCTTTACTCAAACAGCTGTGGCACGCATCGCCAATAATCTTACTAAAACCCAACCAGCTGTCGCGCGCATCGCGCAGACATTGAATAAAACTCAGTCCACTGTGGCGCGGATTGCTGAAAATCTGACCAAAACCCAATCAGCCGTATCGCGCATTGCCCAAAACCTCAGTAAAACGCAAAGCGCCGTAAGCCGGATTGCGCAGAACCTAACTAAAACTCAAGGCGCAGTCGCAAGAATTGCGGAAGTAGTTAATAAGACCCAATCGGCAACTGCCCGAATCCAGCGAACTGTTACAAAAACTCAATCCGCTGTCGCAAGAATTGCAAACAACCTGCAAAAAACCCAATCGGCAGTAGCAAGAATTGCCCAAAATCTTAATAAAACCCAAAGCGCGACTGCCAGGATTCAGCGAGTAGTTACATTTACGCAGTCAGCAGTGGCGCGGATTGCTAACAACTTAACGAAAACTCAATCTGCAAAGGCGCGGATTGCCATTGTTGTTACCAAAACTCAGAGTGCTACTGCAACTGTGCTTGCGCCGCTGCAAAAAACGCAAACTGCGATTGCCAGGATAGCCCAAAACCTTACGAAAACTCAGAGTGCTATCGCCCGCATTGCGAATAATCTGACCAAAACGCAAAGCGCTGTCGCTAGGATTGCTAATAATCTGACCAAAGCCCAAAGCGCTGTTGCCCGAATAGCACAGAACCTCACGAAGACGCAGTCAGCAGTTGCCAGGATTCAAAAGGTGCTGACAAAAACGCAAAGCGCTGTCGCAAGAATTCAGATTAACCTGACTAAAACCCAATCAGCGATTGCCCGCATTGCGCAGAATTTCACAAAGACGCAATCGGCCGTGGCGCGGATTGCTAACAACTTAACGAAAACTCAATCTGCAAAGGCGCGGATTGCCAATACATTAAATAAGACTCAACCAGCTATCGCCCGAATCGCGCAGAACCTAACTAAAGTGCAAACTGCTGTCGCGCGAATAGCTGAAAACCTTTCAAAAACACAGTTGGCTGTTGCCCGAATTGCTGAAAACCTGATTAAGACGCAGTCAGCAGTGGCGCGGATTGCAAGGGCAGTTACAAAGACCCAATCAGCAGTTGCCAGGATAAGCATCGTATTCACTAAGACGCAGTCTGCGGTGGCCAGGATTGCTAATGCCTTTACCAAATCGCAATCGGCAACAGCCCGTTTGGAAATGCAACTTCAGAAAACCCAATCAGCCACAGCAACGATTGGCACAAAGCCAGTTCCGCCTTACCATACCTATCCGCGGACACATACAAAGCTGTCGCCACGCGTCCCGAATTTCGGCCAGCATACTATATTAAGTCCAAAGGTAGACAATTTTCCGCCAATGGCAAAGCGGCCGCCGAAGCAGGATAACTATGGCAGCCGGCCTATAAAGCCGCCGAAAACTGACAACTTCAAAGGTTATTAGTTCTTGACGGAAATAATATAAGCATGAATCATATCAACAGGATTAAAGATGACTATTAAAAAACCCGCCAAAACCGATGATAATAAATTGGATGACAAATCTGAAGACGAAGATTTGGACTTACAGCAACGCGGCCTTTATGCCAAGTATGACCCTAAGACCAAAACTGCTGTCGCATCAACTTCAGTAATTGACCGCCAGGGCGAATCAATCGACCAAGGCGGTTGGGACTTAACGAACTTCAAACAGAATCCAGTTATCCTGTGGGCGCATGACCATACCAAACCAGCTATCGGTTCAGCGCCTGATATGCGCGTATCGCGTGCCGGCGGCGAAAAGAAATTGGTATTTACGCCGCAGTTCCATGACAAGACCGAAGACGCCAAAGCCATCAAGTTCCTATATGAAGGCGATGAAGATACGCCGCCTGTGCTGAATAGCTTTTCGGTTGGTTTTATTCCCAAAGAGTTTGACCCTGAAAACCAAACCTATACCAAAGCTGAACTGCTGGAAGTATCGGCTGTCAATGTTCCGGCCAATCCCGAAGCGCATATGCTGGCTTATAAAGCCTTAAAAGAACAAGGGTTCAAATCTGAAACGATTGAAAATCTTGGCATTTCAACGAAAGTTCTTGACAAGGTTACTAAACTGGAAAAAGATGTTGAAGACTTAAAGTCATTGGTAAAAGCTAAGATACCAGCTGCGCCAAAGGCAAAAGTGCTTAACAAGCGACAGATGATGGCCAAAGCCATTAGTAAAGCGGCAGACATACTGTTGCAGGGCGACAAGCACAATCATTTATCAACCGACCAAAAGAAAACATTGGTCAAAGTAATTAAGAAGGCGAGTGAAAAAATCTCAACTTCACAGAAAGAGGATATCCGAAATGGGTAGGATTGCAGAACTGTACGAAAAGAAAGCTCTTGGAACTTTAACTAAGGGCGAAGCCAAAGAACTGGAAAAGTTATTGGCTGAAGCTGATATGGCGCGCAAAGATGCTGAAGGCGCTGCCGGCGACGATGATGCTGATGAAGACGAAGATGAAGACGAAGAAGAAGATGCCAAAGCCGAAGAAAAAGCTATCGACAAGATGGCTCAGAAATTGGCCGATGCTGCTCAGAAGCGCATGGAATCTTCACTAAAGAAAATAACCGACGACCTTCGTAAGAAGGGTTCTGCTGGTGGCAACGAACACGCTGGTAATTCCGCCGGATTCATTATTGATAAGCGTCTTGGCAAAGCCGAAGACAATTTCAAAGTTACTGTCGAGCAGCTTTCAGAAATGAAAGAAGCCGTACCTGGCCGCGAAAAGAAAACTGTCAAAGAAGTTTCTGCCCGCACCAAATTGTTCTTGACCGCTTTGATGACCAGCGACCGCGAGAAATTGCAGTTGCTTTCCGAAGGCACTAACGCCAACGGCGGTTATCTAGTTCCTGCCGAATTCGCTAATATGATTGTTGAAGACATCCGCGACATCAACATCATGCGCCAGTACGCTGCGCCCCCGATTCCAACCCAAAGCGATACACTTCACTTGCCTGGTTTGACCAGCCGTCCGTATGCCCAATGGCGTGCTGAAGCTGTTACCAAATCGACAACTACCGCATCATTCAAAGACAATGTATTTACTCCGTTCAGCTTGGCCGCAATCGTTGGCCTGTCGAACGAATTGGTCGCCGATGCAACTTTGGGAGTTGGCGCTTCAATCGTCAGCTACATCGCTAACTTGATTTCCGTCGCCTTGAACGAAAAAGAGGAACAAGCCTTTTGGGTCGGTTCAGGCTCAGGCCAACCGACAGGTGTTCATGGCAATACCGGCCGCACCTTCGATGCCGGCGCTGGCGCTTCAGACGCGCAGCGGGCAGATAACCTGATTAAGGCATATGCAAATACGCCGCAGGGTTATCGCAACAAGGGCGTATTTGTGGCCAACATGGGTACAATCTTCGAAATGCGACGCCTGAAAGACCTTTATGGCCGATACTTGCTGACAGATGGCGGTGGCTTAAGCCAAGCCGCACCTCTGACAGTTCAGGGTCGTCCTTTGTACGAATCTAACTACCTGGCCGGCGGCGAAGTAATCTTCGGCGACCTGGACTATTACCAAATTGTAGACCGCGAAGGAATCTCAGTCCGCGTATCGGATGAAGCGACTGTGGCCGGCTCAAGCGCCTTCGAAAAGAACCTGACTTACGTCCGTGTTGAAAAGCGTGTTGATGCGAAAGTAACCTTACCAGCTGCATTCACAACTCTGCTCAACATGGGTACTCCGTAAGCCATTAAGTAACTGACCCTAAAGGGGGACTATATGCGGGTTAAAATCGTAAAAGATTCAGGGAAGTTTCGCGCAGGTGAAACTGTTGAAGTCGGCAATGCCGATGCTAAAGAGTTAATCGAAAGCGGGGCTGCGGAACTCACGAAAGATATGACGCAGACCGAAACTAAAACTAAGTCTGCGGCCGTAAGAGGTAAAAATGGCAGATTTAGTAGCCGACGCACTAACTAATTTAGCGGATGTTAAGGAATCGCTCGGCATCCAGTCGGGCGATAAGTCTTGGGATAACTTAATTACCCGCAAAATTAACTTCGTTACGCAGATGATTAAGAATTATTGTCAGCGTGAATTTGTGCTGGCCGAATATACCGAACTTTATAAGGCGACACATGATGACGAAGTTGTGTTGCGCAACCGGCCGATTGTTATTGATGATGAACATACCTTCGCTGCTTCCTGGCGCACAACCGCTTTTGATGATGATGTCTTTGAAGACATCGACCCCGAACTTTATTTCGTTGATAATTCGTCCGGCATTGTTGAACTCATGTATAACGCGCAGGGCGGTTGGGACAGATACCAATATGTTTATTGGGCAGGTTATGCAATCCTTCAGGCTGATTTGGATGCCGGCATTGCGGGTTTACCCAATGACTTAGTTGAAGCCGCCAATATGCTAACGTGCTATTTCGTGAATAATCCGGCAGGTTCAAATATCGGCGTCCAAGAAAAGCAGGAAGGCCAGCGCCGCGTACGTTATTTTCCAGTCCCTAACAGTTTCAAAAGCGTAATGCAGCAGCTTGGCATTGACGAAGTGATTGATGCATATTCGAACTTGCCGCTTCTAACGGACAGCTAAAATGGTTACTTATGCCAACCATACAATCACAGTTTATCGAAACCGGCAGATTGGTTCTGCTAACCGATTTTCCATGTCCGCGACATTTACGGCTTATTCCGCTGACATCCAGCCGGCCGCCGCTGAACGCCAAGCATTAGTACCTGATAGATACGGTGCTGTTTTTTCGGCATGGGTTGATTCAACAGATGAAATCCAAGAAGGCGATGAAGTCCATGACGAAGCCGGCAAAGTTTATTCTGTGCGGGCTGTCCAAAAGTGGCAAGCTGGCGGCGGCTTTGCCGACCTCGACCATTTGGAACTGACACTAATTGCGCAGGATGCAATCTGATGTCGCCGTCATATACGATTACAATTACGAATTTGTCGCAAATTATATCGGCTTTCAATAAAGCGCCGACGCTGATGCGTACGGCTTTGAAGAATGCCATCAATAAATCACTCTTGGACATCGGCGGCCAAGCTGCCCAAAACGCGCCTGTGCGTACAGGTAATCTGCGCTCAAGCATCCTTGACCCTAACCGCGGGCTGAAACTGGCCACAGACAGCTTGTTTTACCAGGGTTCAGTTGGTTCAGGGACTAATTACGGATTGTTCGTTGAAATGGGAACAAGGTTTATGCGGGCGCAGCC